GTCAACCCGCAATGTTTCTGGCTGCCACACTTCTAAGCATCACACGTGACTTGAAGGAAATTGCTTCACTTGTAAGCCATTCTGGAACCGCATTGAAATTGCTCGGTGCCGCCAGCTTGGCCTCAAGCGCTTATCTGTTAGTGGAGAAGGTGCTGCAGTGGATAGACGGATTAATAGGTGGACCCTATCCCTCTATAGTTTCAAACCCAATCGTAAGAGCCCTACAGAGGCTTTTAATTGACTACACTCGCGAATCCATCAATTTTTCGTGGTTTCCCCTAAACTCATTGGCAGGGAATGACGCGCCGCCGCGGCAAGCAAACAACGGCCATGCAGTCTCAGGATCCGTCCGAGACGATGCCCGAGTGCTCATCGCAAACGCCGTCAGTTCCGTCGGGGCAAGACAATACGAACTGTCCCCCGCTCACCAATCGAGTTCTAACGATGGTACGCCAAACCTGGTCCAGCATTACTCAGTGGGTGACCTCTACGGATCTATGGACAACCGTTGTCCGACCCGCCGCCAAGTGGCTACAGGTGTCGACACGGATTATTATGTCCGAGACCCGAACGTCCTACTCGATGCTGAAATACCTGTTATCCTTTTCACGTTCAACCCCATTTCCGTCGCGGGCAAGGACGGTGATTCGGCTTTCAGGATTAAGAACGACCAGGTGGTTTATGAGGTCAGCGGGGGGAACAGTTGGACGCACGGTGTGTGGGATTGGTGCAATTTCGGGGAGTATCTTTCCGTCCGATCCCGTCCGCGCGACCTTGTTGACCGCATTCTTGACCTTTGTGGCATTCCTCGTATGGTGCATTACAAAGTGCATCATTCTCGTCCTTGGCAGTCTTCGCCGCACCGTTGCCTCGTATGGATCATCCCTGTGGGCGCAAATCGACAATTATCTTGGGCTCCGTCTGAACTCCACTCTCGTGAACTTCAACGAGTCCGTTATGCGTCAACTGTGCGCCCCGGATGGAACACCATCGTGCACTGTGATCGAGCAGGAGATCAACTAATCAACATCGGACGGGCTGGGGATGACGTGTCGTTTACTATGGCGAAAACTGACCATGACTTGTTGTTGGGGCTGAGCTCTGCTCAGTCCGTGACGACTCGTCTACTGTCCATGGGCTACAAAGATCCAAAACAGCTCATGATATTTAGTCAGTATTTTGCTGGTAAGCAATACGTCCACGATGAGTACGCGAGAGTAGGAAATCCAGTAACACCACCGATCTACTGGCCTTCCGCATGTCAGGCTGATGAGCCCGAGTGTGCCGCACGCACCTACGCGCTGTCAGTGTTAAAGGGTGAAGAGGCCTA